TGAGAAGCGCATCGCGATTCGCCTGCACTACGTCAGTTCCGCCGGCGCGCGCCATCAGCGTCGCATCGGTCGGCTTCACATACGGCGCGACGAACTGTTCGGAGTACTTCTCCGGGCCAAGCGTGTAATAGAGATAGGCAGCCTTGGACGGATCCATGCCTGAAGGATTCATCGCGCTTCCCGGCGCGAGCAGACCGCCTCCAGACGGCGCAGCTGCGGCAGGAGTGCCCGTCTGTGTAGCGCCCGCTGCCGCCCCGCCCTGATCGCCCGCGAACGGATTCGGCGTCGTGCCGGTCTGCGGAGCCTGTTGTTGCGCGGTAGCCTGCGCCGGTGCGCCGCCGCCCGAGAGATATGCCATCTGCTGCTGACCGAGACTGCTCAGCCCTTGCGACGCAGACTGCTGCATCTTTGCCGCGAGATAGGCCTGCCCGAGCTGCGTGAGGCCCGCGCCGATGCTGTACTTCGGCATGACGGGCATGTTCGTCGGGATCTGCGACGCCTGATTCTGCATCGCCTGCCCCATCAGGGCCTGTGCGAGCGCCTGACGGTTCTGCAGGTCGTAATAGTTGCCCTGATACTGCGGCAGCACCATAGGAGCCGTGTTCGGCATCTCAATACCTCCACGCGGTCGGGCCGCTATTGTTCGCGAGCGAATTGCCGATCTGCATCTGCAGTTGTTGCTGGCGCAACTGCGCGAGTCGCTGGTTGAGGCCCTGCTGGTTGATCGCAGCGAGCGCCTGCGAGATATCGGGCGAACCGGAGTTCTGCGCGGCTGGCAACTGATCGTTCTCGCGGCCCTGCGCGGCTTGCGCCTGCTGCTGTGAGTTCTTGCTCTGCTGCTGCATGAGCTGCTGCGCCATGCTCTGCCAGCTTCCTCCGAGACCGCCCATCGAAGCGCCGCCGATTGGCGAAGCGCCTGCGACGTCTCCCGACAGGCCACCGCCGAGCGCGCCGCTCGAAGTACCTGTCATGCCGCCGCCGGGCAGAAGACCGCTGAAAAGGCCCGTAGGCGACGATCCAAGGGCGCCGCCCATATCTGCGCCGCCCATGACGCCGCCGAGCCCTGAGCCGCCCGCTGAGACGCCGCCTGTCAGACCTGCGTCGCCGAATGCAGCCGGGCCGCTGAAGAATCCGGTAAGGCCGCCGGCACCGCCAGTGATTCCACCGCCCAAGCCTGCTTCAGTTCCGACTCCCGTCCCAAGCGCAGTTCCAGCACTCGTGCTGCCACCCAGAGAACCGCCGAGACCGAACAGGCTGGACAGACCGCCACCGGCGCCACCTGCGGCACCGGCGCCAATACCTGCATCAGCCGCGCCGGCCGCGCCCGCACCTGCTCCCGTTGCGCCTGCGCCAGCACCACCAGCGCCCGCGCCGAGTGCGCCGCCCAATGCGCCTCCGGTGAAGACCGTGCCGACGACCGCGCCGACCGTTGAGCCCGGCTTGTGGTCAACCCAGTTATGGATGCCGGCTGTCTGCGAATACATCGGATCGATAGAGGCTGTCGCCTTGTCGATCGGAGTGACGACTGTGGAGAACGCGCGATTAACCTCTCTGGGGATCGTCTTGCTCGTGAGGTCGATGTACTTCTGTCCGCCGATCCACGATAACGGGTCCGTCCAGCGCTGAAACTTCGAGCCCGCGGCGCCGAGCGGATCATCGTAGTTATTGCCGCTAAGAGAGTCTCCGAAGAGCCAGGACATGTCAGGCTCCCAGCGCGCGGTCGTAATTCACCGCGTCGTATCCGCTCGGCGTGCGCACGACGGCATCCGGCTGCACGCGCTTCACCTCGTCGGCCATCAGGCCATAGCGCACGGTACCCGGCGCATCCATGTGGTAGCGATAGCGGTAGAAGTTGACGCCATCCTTCAGCGGACCAATCGCCTCGATATCCGTCTTGAGGCGACGGTCGGACATCATGTAGCCCATCAGCGCGGAGCTTCCCAGACCGAACAGGCCGCCCATCATCTGATTCGACGATGACGTGCCCGCGTTGTAGTTGTTCAGCTGGCCCTGATAGTTGCTGTAGATGTTCTGGCCGATATTCGCGGGCGACGCGGCAGACTGACCAGTTCCGGAGTAGCCCGGCACCAGCCCGGCGAGCGAACCGAGATTCGAATATGGCGTCTGGCCGATGCCGACCTGCTGCCCGTAGATGCCCGCATTCTGTCCGTACGTGCCTGCAGCCTGCGATAGACCGGCGTTCGCATTGCCCAGCATCTGGCCGCCCAGACCGAACAGATTGGCCTGATTGCCGACCAGCCCGGCCTGTGTATTGATGCCGTTGATCTGGTTATTCAGGTTCTGCGTACCGATCTGCGAGCCGGTCAGGATGGCCTGATTCGACGCATTGCTATAGGCCTGCTGCTTGGCGTTGCTGAAGTTCTTGTAGGCATTGTCATAAGCCTGCGATCCGGGCGTGAGGCCCTGATTCGCAAGCTGGGACTCGAGACTCGTCTGCTGCTGCTGGAACTGCGGATCGAGATATTGCGTCTGCGCCTTGTATGCGGCGTTTTGCCCCTGCTGTTGGGCATCGCGCGCAGCCGTCGGGCTAAGCTGACTGGAGAGCGCTGCATACTGCGGCGCGAGCGCTGCTGTATTGCTCGCAAACTGACTCTGCCAGCCGGCATTCTGCTGCTGGGTATCCGCGATATTCGACAGGTTGTCGTTGATCTGACCGAGACTGCCCAGCGCGTTCTGGTTGACGTTGCCGCTGTTTCCCGTCTGCGACAGCATCGAAGAAATCGCCTGCTGAAGCTGCGGATTCGCGGAGAGCGTCGTGTTGTAAATCGGCGCGCCCGTACTCGGATCGGTGCCCACCTGCGTCGATTGCTGCGAGCCGAATGGGTTCGTATAGTTGTTGAGGTTCAGCGCCTTGTTAAAGCCCGCGGTTGCCTCGTTCGTCTGCGTCGTTGCATTCGCAACGTCATAGGGATTTGGGGGTTGCGGAGCGGAGCCGCCACCCTTGCCGCCGCCGAGCGGCCCTTCCAGCGTCGTAGGACGGTTCTTGCCGAGCGCCTTGCGAAAGGCGTGCAGAGGCAGATCAGGCTGCTCGAAGCAGTGCCGCATGGTGTTTTCCCTCAAGGAAGCGGCACTCGCTGCGGAGCATGCCGTAAAGAATCAGGTCGGAGCCGTCGCTGCAGCCGCTGCGGATGAGCCCTTCGCGCTGAAAGCCGAGGTGTTCGTCGAAGCGCTGCGCTTCGCGGTTGTCGGCACGTACGAGACCCGTCACGCGCAGACAGCCGAGCGTCAGAAAGGGATAGCGGAAGCACGCGGCGAGATAGGCCGGCGTGAGCCATGCGCGCGAGCCGTCGGAAGCGACGTGCATCGTCACGCTCGGGCCCGTATGGCACTGATAGACGACGCCCGCGACGAGCTCGCCGTCAGCCTCAAGGCCAATAGCTGAGTAGTCGCGATAGCCGTCCTCGCCCGTGCGCGCGGCGACGAAGAGCATCACTCGTTCGGGTTGATCCCAGACAATGCGTTTCATCAGGTCGGTTCCTGATGCGCAAAGCTGGATGCACGAAGGGCGCAGGGTTCAGCCTTGCGCACCTTTTACGCGGGCCGTGCTGGCCCCGTGCATGAAGATGGAAAATCTAAGCGTGGATTCTAGGCAGCGGGAAAATCAGAAGGTAGGCGTCTGTTTCTTCTCGAACATGAAATCGACCGACTGGATCGAGAACTGGATGCCCTTGGTCTGCGTGCGCATCCGGTAGGTCGCGGCGTAGCCCATGCCGTCTATGCTTTCCCAATCGGTCTGGATGATCTGGTTGCCACCCCAAGGAACCTGATCCCAGGGCGTCAGATCCCACGGATTGACATTGCCCTGCGAGAAAGTCGGCGTCGACGTCGGCAGCGCCTGACTGAACTCGACGGAAAGATCGATCTGCGGCGCGAATGCGGAGTTCGACAGGAACACCGGCCGCATCATCTTGAAATACTTTTCCTGCCCGCGCAGGCCGAAATAGCTGTATGCCGGCTTGATGTCGCTGTTGATCGCGAGCCCGCCGTCGTCGTTGCCCACGTCGGCCTGCGCAACGAAGTTCTTGCCGCCCATCCACAGCGCATTGTTGAAATAGGCGAAACAGAAGGCGTTCCAACCGGTGAAGCGGCACCATGCCTTCGTGATCGTGTTCATCACATACTGATAGGAGGTCAGATCCTCCTGAGTCGGCACGTTGATGATGAGCTTGTTCCCGTCTGGAAAGAGCGTCACCTGCCAGCCGAAGTTATTGCGGAATGAAGCGGTGTCCGCGTTGACGGTCGGACTGATTTTCTCGGTAAGCGTGATGTCTTTCGACGAGCGGTCAGTGAGCAGGGCCTTGCTGAGCGGCGTGAGCCCGTCGGCAGTAACGAACACGACGTCGGATCCGTACTTCTCGAAGAACCGGCGCCCGACTGGTGCACCGATCCGGAAGCGCGCGGAGATACCGAAGCTGGTCGACTGGGACGGGTCCGAGCCCTGATAGACGATCGCCTCGCCCATCGAGGTGACGAAGATGATGTACGGGTTCAGGCCCGCCGCATTGTCGATATTCCATGTCGCGATGCCCATCAGGAAGCCGCCGAGCGTCGTCTGCGGGCCGATGTCGAACAGCACGGCCGCACCGCCCACCTGGCCGACAGGCAGATACCACGACTGCATGCTGTTGGCCTGCGAGAACCACAGGCGTTGCGCGAACACGCTGACATGCGCGAAGGTCGACGGATTGACGCCCGTAATTGCGATCGGCGTCGATGCGTTGGTGATCTGCTGCCACGTCGTGCCGTTATAGAGCAGCGGCGGATCGATGCCGTTGACCATCACAAGGAATTCAAGGCCCGCGTTGCTGAAATTCACCCACTGCCAGCGCGAATTCGTCAGGCCCGTTACCACCGGCGCGCCGACCGCTGCATTGTTCGTCACGTCATAGACGCTGCCGCCTGCGATCGCAAACAGCTTCTTCTGCGTGCCAGAGGTGTACGGCGCGAGCGTCTCGACGTTGCCGGTGATGCCCGAGCCCCAGACCTGATAACCAAGGCGCAGCGGCACGTCCGCGGTGCCCGGAAAATAGTTGTCGAGAATGACGGCATCGGTAGGCGGCATGTTCGCCACCGCATCGAGCGTATTCAGGCCGCCGACGGATGGCGGGATCGACTGGACATCGACGCGCGCGGCGCGGTTAGCTTGAACGGGCATGATCAGGAGCCATAGCCCGTGTCGGGCACGTTAGCGGAGCCGAGCAACACCGGCGGCTCCGCACGCGCATTGAGCGGGAGCACGCGCGAGCCACCTGCGCGCCCGATTGCCGCCTCGACGGCCATATCGAACTCGCGCTGCGCGACGCTCGAATCGAGACCCTTGCGGTTCAGGAAGCGCGCGAGGATGCCGAGTGTAAAGAGCCGATCCTGCAGCGTCGGCGTGTCGGTGTCAGCCGCCCACGCTGTCTGTGGCGTACCCGTCGCGGACTGGCACCAGCCCGTGGAGTAGTACTCCATCACGAGACTGTCGAGCGATGCCGGCACCGGATTGACGAAGATCTTGCCGCCCATGATGCGATAGCGCAGGCGCGGCCCGGTCGGGCTGATACCCGATTTCAGCACCTGCCATTCCTGCGGCGAGAGCGGGCCGACTAGCTGCCAGCGGAAAGACCGGTCCCAACCTGTCTGTGTGATGAAGTGATCGCAATCGGTCGGAATCGCATAGCTCTCGTTGCCGAAAGAGAACTGCGCGCCAGCATTGGTGCTCAGCGCGGCCTGGTCGAGCGTGACGCTGTTCGCACCGACGGCCGTCACCGCGGCGCCGTATGGAATCGCAGTGCTCGTCGCGATCATGCCGACGGTGATATTGGCGACGGACGGCATACCGGAGATCACGTTGCTGCCGAGCGTCGTGTTACCGGTGTACCCACCGTAGCCGACGAGGTTGAACGTGTACTCCTTGCGCATGACCGGCCAGCCCTCGTTCATCGAGCCGCGCGAGGCGAGATCCTCACCGACACGCGTCGCGTGCACGAGCAGCATGCTGACCGTCTTGTCGGTGTTGCCGATGACGGTCAGCGGCTTCGGCAAGCCGAGATCGCCCATCACCTCCTGAATAATCTGCAGGAGCGTCTTTTGATTCAGTGAGGTAATGGGCTGGGTCATGGCGCCTTACTCGGTGGCTGCTGCTTTCTTCTTCGGCGCGGCTTCCTTGCCGGCGTCGGCGTCGCGCGCATCAAGCCGCGAGGCCATGTCTTTCATCTGCTGCTTGAGGAAAGCGATGTCCGTATCGCGCTTTTCGAGTTCGGCTTCGAGGCGCAGCACTTCCTTGCCGCCATCGGCCTGCGCGAGCCATGCAACGGCCTTGTCGCGCAGCTGGCGGGCGCCGAGCCACGACAGGTTGCTGTCCGACACGCCCGCGAGCTGCTCGACGGTATGGATGTGGATGCCCTTGAGCATCATCGCCTCGGACTTCGTGAGCGGACCCCAGTGCTCGACTGGCGTGCCCGTCTGGACCTGCTCCTGCTGCGCGCAGAACTGCGCCCATTGACGCGGGAAGCGCACCGGGTCGGCGGGACCCGCATAGTCGTCTTCGGTCTTCACCGGCCGGAAAATCTGCTTCGTGCGATCTCCCGGAAAATGGATGCGGATATGTGGCACATCCTTATAGATCGGACGCCCCTCCTTTTCGGAGAGCGCGGGCTGGTGTACCGCCTCCAAGGTGAATTCAACGTACAGCTTGGCATCGTCGCCATGCACGACATGCAGCTGATTACCCTGTTCGATGACACGAGCCTGTGCGAAATCCATGACGGGGAATCTCCGGAAGGGAAAAGAGAGGCGCGGAGCCGAAGCCCCGCGCGAGAGTGATGCTTAGGTGATGTTCGACTGAGCCGTGCAGCGGTCGAGCAGCAGCACTGCCTGCGTGGCCGACAGAACGACTGCGGTCGAGCCGCTGCCGAGCGTCACAGCGGGAGCCGTGGCAAACTTCGACCCGAGCAGCTGCTTGCCGGCGACCAGCGTCGGGCTGACGACGCCCGCAGCTTGCCAGTACACGGGATTGCCGGCGACCGGCGCACCCGAGCACGTCACGATGGCGTTGCCGCTGACCTGGAACCAGCCCCACTGTCCAGTCGTCATTGCCGCGACGGCCACACCGATCACATCACCGCTGTTTGCCGTGCCGGCCCACTTCGCCGCCGCGTTGATGATGACGCCATTGGTAAGCGACTGGTTGAACTGGCAGACGTCGCCAGCCGCCAGGGTGCCGCTCGCCTGCGCGAAGACGAACTCGCCGCCGCCGAGCGCCGGGTCATAGCCGCGCATGATCTCGAAGCTGAACGACTGGCGACCCGCACCGGTGCCAGCAACGAGATTGAGCGGACCGGGACCAACGGCATCCACATCCGTCAGCTTGACGACACCCATCGTCGTGTCATATGCAATGAAACCCATGTCGTTCCCCTTAGCCCTTGAGCAGAGCTTGCAGACGGCGATTCGACACGGTCATGTTGCCGGCGAAGCCGACGAGCTTGACCATCGCGTCCTGATTGACGGCGAACCGATCGTCACCGATCGGGGCGAAGTTGCGGTCGACGTGCGGGCGGAAGTAGATGTAGTCCGTGTTCAGGAACTGCATCGTGTTCGCCGGCGCACCACCGCCGAAACCACCGTCGAGCACCACGTCGGAATTCATGTACTTCAGCGAGTCGAAGCCCGCTTCGCCCATTTCATTCGATGTGATGCGCTGGATGGCCTGCAACGACTCCAGATACAGCCGGAAGTAGTTGTTATCGGCGATGATCAGATCCGGCTTGTCCGTGCCGCGAACCTGCTGGACGTACACGCGGTTCATGTACGACTGGATGTTCGCCGACGTCGCTGCGCCGCCGCCGTCCGTCACGGCCGAGAACGCCGTATTGCGCCAGAACGCGCCGATCGACGTCGAGGCATCGATGCCGCCCACGACACCCGTCGCCGGCGTAGCCGACACGAGCAGCGCGAGCCCGCCGATCTGGCGGCCACCATCTGCGGTACCGTCGGAATAGCAGTCGAGCGCGATGTTGTTGACCAGCGTCTTTTCCGCGTTCTTGATGCGCGACTCGAGCAGGTCGATGATGGCTTCTTCGCCATTGTTCTGGAGCTGTTCGAGGCCTGAGATCGAAATGGCAACTGCTGCCTGCGCATAGTTGAACTCGGCACCCGTGAACACGTCCGACGGCGAGATGTTCAGCGCTTCATAACCGCTGTAGCGCTTGAACGTACCGTTTTCAGCGTATTCGAGTTCCTGAACGATGGTGCGACCGCCCGAGACGGGCTTGACGTTGCCGCGCCGGCGAAGACGGTAAAGAAGCGCGTTGTTTTTGGTGACGTTATCGGCCAGCTTGCCCGTGCGGTTGCGCAGGGTCGTGGTCACGATTTCCGTCAAGGTGCTGCTGGGGTTTTGCAGTCCCATGGTGAGGCTCCTGACGATGTTTTACGAAGAGGTCGCGGCGCGAAGATTCGCCCGCAGTTCATCGCGCAAGGACAGGTTCTGATTCGCGGCGGTGGTCGTCGTGGAGACTGGCGCTCCCGGCGATCCGCTGATCGATCCTGCTGCGCGTCGCTTCGCATCAGCTTTCGCTTTCGCGTCGGCTGCTCGCTTCGCCTCTGCATCCGCCGTCTGGCGGGTGAGAATTGTGGAACGAACATCAGGCGTAGCCCAGCAGGCTCTATCGTAGGCGTCTTGCATGTCCGAAGCCTGTCCGGACATGATCAGCTGACCCATCAAGGGGGCGACCTGTCCATAGAACTCGTTCTTCGGGTCCGCAGCGAACGCGCTGATAATCTGCTCGGCTTGTGCCTGAACTTGCTGATGTTGCTGTTGCTCGCCTTGCTGCAGATGACCCTTGATATGCGCAAGCTCCTGCTGAAGTGCATGCACCTGGGGGTCAACCTGCTGGGCACCGGCTGAAACAGCGTTTAAATCAACTCCAAACTGCTGCGCGAGCTGACGGAACAAACCAACCTTCTGTTCCGGATTGCCCGCGCGCAACGTATAGGCAGTTTGCAGCAGACTCTGCACCGCACCGACGGGATCGCCGCCTTCGGCGCGAATCATCGGCAGGTAGGGTGAAACGACTTCGTTGACCTTGCGTCCGAAAGCGGCGTCCTGCCCCATCGATGTGATGCCGCGGTGCGCTTCTTCCTCGCGGCGGGCAATGACGGCCTGTACTTCGGCGGGGATCTTGTCCCAGTGCGCGCGGTCGGCGGCGCTCCACGACTGCGGGGCCTTCGATTTCGTTTCGGTCTGGGTGGTCGGCGTGGCTTCCGTCGACGTCGTTTGCTTGCCGTCGTCGGTGGTGGACGTTTCGGTCTTTGCAGCGGGCGCGGTTTGCGTCGTTTCCGTCGAGCCGGTGGAACCCGTCTCTTCGCCGCCAGCGTTGCCCTTCAGATCGGCGAGATTCTTCGCGAGTTCTTCGCGCAGCGAGAGTTCAGCCGTTTGCGTGACTTCACCACCGCCCGTTTCTACCGCCTGCTGACCGTTATCGACGTCCATTTTGGGAAATCCCCGCTGATTTGCATGCTGAGGATGCTAGGCAGCGGGAAATTTCGCGGCAATGCGCTAGTGCGGCGGCATCGGTGCGCCGGGCGGCATCTGCGGCGCGCCCTGCGGCGGCATGGGAGGCTGTTGCATCGGCATGCCGGCGTGCGGCTGCATGGCGGGCGTGGCGCCCGGCATCGGCTGCGGTTGCTGCTGCTGCATCGCCTGTTGCTGCTTCAACATGGCCTGCATGCGCGTCTGTTCGAGCAACGGGATGAGCTTCGGAAGAAAGGCGCCGATCATGAATGTTTCCCCAGAACTTCGCGCGTGGCATCGGTCAGTTCCTTGCGCAGGTTGAAATCGCCGCGTACCTCGCCTTCCTTGCGGTTGCGACCGATAGACTCGTTGCCGACCTCGGTATAGCCGTTGCGCTTGAGAAAGTCGCGGTGCGCGCTGCGGCTGTTGATGACGGGTGGCTTGCCGGTGGCGACGTCGACGGCGACAGCCTGATAGGCCTGAATGTCGGGCGCAACGTAGGGCGCCGTCACCTTGCGACCCATCACAGCGCCACAGCACTGCGGAAGATCGCGATCGCGCTCGGCGACGGTGCGGTAGATATCGTGCTCTTGCCCGCATGAGGCGCAACGGGTGGTGTAGATCGGCATATCAGTCGGCTCCGTTGGTTGCCGCCCGCGCGGCGCTCACCTGCGCTGCGTCGAGCGTGGACTGCGCGCCGATCTCGGCGACCTCGATCTTCGCGGCGTTGTTCATCTGCGCGATCATGATGGCGAAAGCCTGCTTCATGCGCTCGGTCTGTTGCTCCATTTCGGTCCGCATGCGCTCCGCGATCATCTGCCCGTGCTGCTCCATCGCGTTTCGCTGTGCTTCGAGTTGCATCTCCTGCGCGGCCTGCTGGGCCTGCGCGTGCTGCTCCATCTGAGCGACCCACGCATCCAGTTGAGCCTTGCGCTCGTCGTTCTGGGCCTCAAGCTGGAGCTTCTGCATCTCGATCTGCCCGCGCTGCTGCGTCTCGGCCGCATCGCCCTGCTGCTTCAACTGAGCGACCTGAAGCGTCGTCTGCGCCTTGATCTGCTCCGGATCCGGCTTCGGCGGCGCAGATGCGGCGGCTTTGGCCTGCTGCTGGAGCTTGTCGACCGTCTCCTGGAAGCACGCTTCGAGCGTCTTGCCGACCGGGAAGGCGCGGACCGCGAACATCAGCATTTCGCACAGCAGCGGCAGCAGCGTCGGCGGCGCATTCACCGCGGCGCTGATGAATTCGCCCATCGCCTTCAGGAACTCGGAGCGATCGGCCTTCTCCTGCTGCTGGTCCATCTTGAGCGTCGAGTCCGTCTCGATGTCCAGGCGGAAATGCCGCATGTTGGCGTTGCGCAGCAGATGATCGACCTCTTCCCACGTCGGCTCGTAGGATGGCTTCTGCATCTCGTCAGGAAGCTGGCCGCCGAGCTTCACGATTTCCTGTGCGATCTGCTTTTCCTGCTGCGTCATCAGCGGATAGCCGGAAATGTCAGCGAGCGTCTGGATGTCGAACTGGTTGGCGAGCACCTCGGCGACCATCACCACGACATCGCGCGCGAAACGTTGCACCTCTGCCTGCATGTCCTCCAGACGGATCGACGCGAAATTGGCCTTGATCTGCTGCGCGCCATACGTCTCGGCAGCGTCTGTCGAGCCCCGGATGATGTCGGACATGCCGGTGATCTCGTACAGGTCCTCCTTGACCTTGTCGCGCGAGTTATAGAGCACGAGCAGCGTATCCGCGAGATCCTTCATCGGGAGCAGCTGAATGGCGCCCGCAATGCCGCCCTTTTCGGCGAATGCCGCCCACGAATCGACGGGCACGAGCTTGTTGTCGTAGCCGCCGGCGAGGATCTGCTGAAGGCCCGGCACCGACGAGTCATAGACGCCAGTCGCGCGGATCGCGTCGGTGAGCAGCGCAATGCGGTTCGTCAGATCGTCCAGTTCGCGCGCCTGATCCTGATACATCGCGTAATCGGGCGTCGGGATGATGCTGTCGTTCGGCATGTTCGGGAAGATCGGCCGCGGGCATGGGAAGAAATTCTGCAGCCCGAGCATGTCGTCGCGCTTGTCGAGCGGCCCGAACATGTAGGTCTTGCTAATCCAGAACACTTTTTTCGTCAGCTTGTCCCAGATCTCATAGACCGCGGCCTTGCGCTGATACTCGGTGTTCTCCTGCCCCTTCAGGTCTTCGGGCTTGTAATCGAGCGCGACCTTGCCGCCGATGTCGGGACCGAAGCGCTTGACCAGCTCGGGACGCGTCAGATACGCAATGCGCCAGACGGCACGGACCTCTTCCCACGTGCGCGCGATGGTGTGACCGAAGTCGCTCCAATGCACATAGTCGATGTCGACCTCTTCATACTCGACATCCTCAATCGGCTCGCCGGAAGATGCGGTTTGCTGCACCTGATCGGGCGTTTCGTTGGCATTGGCGTCGTCATCGACCTGCAGGCCTTCGTTCGGGATGGAGCCGCCCAGCTGTGCCGTCGCGGCTTCGGCGAAATGCGGCACATAGCGGATCCACACCGTGCCGCGGCCGGGCAGCAGACGATCGGTGACGCATTGTCGAGCCGTCAGGAAGAAATCTTCCTTGTCGAGCGTGAACGTCGTCGCGCGCTCCAGAATCTCGCACGTGACGCGGCCCACCGGGTCAGCATCGAGGAAGCGCCGCTGGAAGTCGGGCTTGGGGTTGCGCGAATAGAGCGCCGGCAGCAGCGTCTGGATATTCGACCAGAGCACGTTATAGCGGGCCTCGCGCTCTTCGCGCGCGCCGCGCTCGTCCTTGTACCGGCGAAGGATCTTCTTCGACTTGGTTTCCCATGCGGATGCCTTCTGCTCGTAAAGCTCGATTTCCTTTACCCAGCGGATGACGTCCGTGTCGAACGGAGTGGCCGTATTGGCGGCTGCTGTTGCGTCGCTCATGTTGTTTTAGCCCGGGGTGTAGCCGACGGTTGCCGACACGGTGCCGCCGATGACGACGTTCAAGCCCTTCGAGAAGGCGAACGGCATCGGATACCAGGTGCCTGCGACCGGCGTGAACGTGTCGACGAGCTTCGTCGTGGTGCCGGTGGCAGCATCGTCATAGACGGTGATGGTCGGCGTCGCGCTCGCCGCGCTTACGAAGATCCCGCCAAGGATGCCGTCGATGGCGCAGACGTTGCCAGAGGCGCTGATCTGCTTGGGGGTATAAGCCGGTGCTGCTGGGTTCATATGCGCTCCCGTTGCGAAGAGTTGGAGGATTGCGAAGGCCAGAAAACTTCGCTGGCGGTGAGGTCATGCAGGAAGCGCGGCTTTTCAACCGGCTTCTCGGATTCGGGATTGCGCCACACCAGCGACAGATAGCGGAAGGCATCCGATGCGTGGCTCGTCCAGTCGTGGACCGGGCTGTCGGTGAAGATCTTCGCTTCGTCGTCCCACTCGCGGCGGTAGTTCTTCAGCGACTCGATGCCGAATTCGCAGCGCTCTTCATCGAACCAGCATTGCGGCAGCGTCTGGCGCGCCGACTGGATGCCGTCCTGAACGCTCAACTTCGGCGTGATCTTGGCCTTGATGCCGAAGTCACGTAGTTGCTCAAGACCGGAGCGCGGCGACGCGAAAGTCTTCGGCTTGGCGTCGTGCGGCAGCCAGTGCAGGCCGTAGTGGTAGGCCGCACGGTGAGCATGTTCGGGAAGCGGCGCGCCAAAGTGCCATTTCACCGGCTTGCCGTTCTCACCGTGCTCGTCGACGATGATTTCGCGCCCGTGGCATACCTCGGCGTAGTGCTTCGGGTCCTTGCCGCTCTCGTGATGGAAGTCGATAACGCGGATTTCGCCCCATGCGACCTGAAAGAACCAGATCGACGTGTCATCGGTGCGCCCAATGTCCCAAGCCGTGAAGACGGGCAGCGACGGATCGTGCGCCACCTTGCAGATGCGCCCTTCGCGGACCGCGTCGGCCATTTCCGAGCCGTAATAAGCGCCCAGAATCGCCGCATCGAAGCTGCACATCAGTTCCTGCTCGAACATCGCGTCGCCCTGATCCTTGCCGTACATCGCGCGATACTCGGCGCGCTGCTCCGCAAGCTCGGACTTCGAGAAACGGCCCGTTTTCAGAACGTTCGACACCTCGGCGAACCATTTCGGGTTGGCCTTCGCCATCTGGTACATGGCGTGCGCGTGATTCTTGCCCCGCGGCGTCGTGATGAAGATCGCCCAGCCGCCGTTTTCGTCGAGGATCGGCTTCAGATACGCCCAGGCGGCCGGATTGCACAGTGCCCACTCTGACATGACGATGCCCGCGGGCGGCGAACCGACGAGCGAGTTGAAGTTGTCGGAACCCAGCACCTGCCATGTCGAGCCGGATTTGAACTCGATGAACATGTCCTGCTCGCGCGTGCGCTTGCGCAGCTCCTGCGGGAACGCTTCGTCGATACGGCGCTTGCCGGTGTGCGGATTGATAGCGTCCCAGATGGCCTTACGCGCCTGCGAGGCCTGCGGCAGCAGGTGCCAGTAGCTGGCGACGCGATCATGCGCCGCGATGGCGCTCCAGTGCAGTGCTACCTCGTCCTTGCCCCATCGGCGATGCGCGATGTCGATTGCGCGCGTGCCGCCGCGCAGCAGGTAGTTCCACAGACGGCCCTGATAGATGCGAGGCGTCCAGTTGTGCGGAAGCTCGATGTCAGTGCTGGCGACGGCGCTCACGGCTGTTCCCCAGTCGTTCGTCGAAGTGGTCGCGATCGTCGCTCATTCCGGCAGTTCCTCGACCGGCGTCATGCGAAGGCGCACGCGCTCAATCTGCAGCGGCCCGCCATTCGGGCCGGTGAGTTCCTCGGTGACGTGATCGCCGTATTTCTTGCGGTTCATGCGCGCCAAGGTCCATTTGCGCGCGTCGATCTGCACCCGCGCGCGCTCGACCATATCGATTTCAACTGTTTCGACGTCGCCATTGGCCTTCGTCGTTTTCTTGACGCCAACGCGGCATTCATCCGCAATGTCGACGATCTGCTCGAAATAGACCTCTTCGCGCTCGATGCATGCAGCGTCGTACTGAGCCTGCAATTCGGGTGTGCTCTTGCGCCAGCGATTGAACGTCGCGCGATCCGGCATGCCCTTCCCGGCGCACGCCTGCCGCACGCTCTTGCCGTCCGCGATCATGTCGCAGATGCGATCAAAGATCGCCTGCGAGAACCTGACCTGTGGGGCTGGAGCACGCGGCATGGCGATTACAGCTTGTGGAACAGCGCTTCGAGCTTCTGCACGAGCTCGCCGCTGCGAACGTCGATACCGTTCTGGATGCTGTGCAGGACCTCGGCGATGTGCTGCTTCACGCCAACGGCCTCCTGCGTGACGGTCGTAACCGGCTGCTCGGTAGCATCGCGCGTGAGCGAATAGATCGCTTCAAGATGCTGCGCGACGCGCATATGCAGCGGCACCGGCAAGGCCTCCGGGTTCTCAATGAGCTGGTGCTCACCGGCCGAACTTGCGTCGATGGGCAACGTGGTATCTGCGCCAGCGGCAGACGGTGCAGAGGCCAGCTCGGTTGTAGGCTCGGCCACAACCGGCGCAACGTTTGGGACGTCACCAGCCACAGGCGTAGCAGCGCCAGCGGGCTCGATGGGTGCATCGTTTGGGACTTCAGACGTCGATTCCGAAGGCTGAGAGATAGCTGGTGTCGAAGAAGCATCGGCAGACGCTGCAACCGCAGCAGCAGCCGTGCTTGTCTCCCCCACTGCGGCCGTGCCAGCCTCCGGAGCGAGTGTTACCGGAACATCGCCGGGCGGAAGGGAGGTTGCTGCAACTTCGATGCTGTCGGTCATCATTCGCTCCGTGAGGACATTGCGGCGCCAAACGCCGCGTTCTGGTAGCCACGCGTCCAGGTGGCGAACTGTGCGCTCGTGAGCGGGTACGGGCAGCTTTCACGCTTCATGCCGTTCTCAAACGCTTCGGCACCGTCACGCATCAGTTGCTCGATCTGCTCGCGGCTCAGCACGCTCTACTCCCTTCGGGTGGATGCCCGAAAGCATAGGCAGCGGGAATTTCAGCGGCGAGAGGCCATCGCGAGGCGCGGGAAGCGCATCAGGTCGTAGCCGCGCAACTCGCCCCGTTCCGCGGGCGTGAGACGCTTGGGAGGCGCGATCCAGTACCGGCGGCGCTCCGGCCGCGTCTCGCGGTAGGCGATGTGGCTGCGAATATCGCCTGCCGCGCTGAGCGTCTCCAGCATGTCTGCGATGGCAGCGGGCGAGCCGTCGAAGATGCAGGCGAGCATGACCGAGGTGTAGGACCTGCCCGGAGCCATGTGCGTGCGCAGGCTGTCGAGCGTCAAAGGCATCAGGTGTTTGCGGCGGCGCATGGTCATTCCCCGTTGTGAGTGCTGCCCGTATCGCAGGGACCAGCGGCCGAGTACGCGTCGGCGTGGCGTGGTGCTCAGTTGCCCGGCGGCGTCCATCGAAATGTCATCCGCGTGTGAAGCTGCACTTCATCCCATATCGCCTCGATCTGGTTCGCGTCGAGCTTCTTCAGGCCGCCGCGCGTGCCGCTGACCGACTGCGCTTCGGGTGTCTCGCAGTTCAGGCGCAGGCGATCCGGGCGCCCGTTCATCGGCTTGAATGTCGGTAGTGGCATCACAGCCCCTTCCCGCAGAGATAGGCCCACTTGGCCCAGGCGAACACGTCATCGCGGATTCCCTTCGCCGAGTTGCTGCCGTCAGAGAGCCCGCTATACGCGCAGAAGTGCTCAAAATCCGCCTCAAACTTCGCCCACTGCTCGGGCGTCATGCGAGCTCGGGCGATGGCGAGGGATTCGGCGGGATTGGCGTAGCACATCAGCCGAGGCTCCGCATGAAGCGATCGTATGCAGCCCGGTCGATGGCTTCGCTATGCGGGGCGGGCAATTGTCCGCCTGTCGCCGCGGCTTCGCGCTCGCCTTGCAGTTCAGCATCTGCTGCCATTGGCCAAACCCAAGCGTCGAAATCACCCTTCTGCGGCGCTTGGTTGATGTGGCCCGCGATGAGGCGGTCGTTGTGCAGCATCGCTGCCTCGTGGTTATGACGGGTGCGCTGATCGATTTCGCTTGCCATGGTGGGTCTCCTATGCGGGTTGGGCCTGCTGTTCCCGCCAGGCTACGAAGGGCCGGCGCAAGAACTGATGAAACCGCGCCTCTGCGTCCTTGTCGGTCGCGAGTGCGCGGCGGGAATCGATCTGGCAGACGACGCGGATGAACTCCGCTGCTTCGTCGACCGTGAGCGGCTCGACCTCGGCGTGCGAGGCGGCCCATTCGCGGAACTGAGGGTCGCGGGGCAACATGCCGGCGAGCTGGAGGATGTTCATCGCCGCGCTCCTGCGCTTGCAGCAGCTCCTGCGGCCATTCCTATCGCCACGCCAGCGGCCGCTGAGTTGTCGTTTGCCTCTTGCTCACGGTGGTAGTTGACGGCGAGTGTCGCGCGGCATTGGATGTAGTCGTGCGACCCGCGCGGCGCGCCCCACTTCACGCACTGAGCATCTTGCGTCGCGTCGACTTCGGCGTCGCTCGGGTCGCACGCCGAAAGCAGCGATGCGCAAAGGAATGCTGTGGCGAAGAGAATCGATAGAGTTTTCATACGAAATGCCTCATGCCGTAACGCGCGATCAACGCAGCCTCAGCGCGGTTGTGATGCTTCACCAGTCGAATGTCATCGCACGGGTAAAGCTGCTTCGCCATAGCCAGGCACTGAGCCTTGTCTGCAGACAGACCGTAGAACCGCTTCCACGCCTGCGGACGCACGAACACCACGTCGTATCCCTTGGCGGCCAGCACGCCCTCTATGAGCCCCTTGGTGTGCATCATCGAGCCCATGGTCTGGATCGCACTGCCGCCGATTGCCTGCACGTCCTCGATGACGACCAGTGCCGGCTCATCAGCCGCATGGTGAGCGCGCATCAGCGCGGCGAGCGCACGGCCGTCGCATTGGCGTTTGACGAGTGCCTTAGGGCCAGCATCGGCAATCGGCTTCGTCGGAAGATCAAACACGCAGCGCAAGCCGTTGTGATCGATGAAAGCGACGGCGCCAGTGAGGCCGGGGTCTATTCCGCAGATCAGCATGCTTGCTCCTTAGGGCCTGCGGAAACCTCGCGCGCGGGCGTAGTGGTGGTCATGCATCTGTCTCCGAAAAATGGGGCGTGCCGTGCGTAGGGCCGGTCACGGGTGCGAGAGGCGGCTGAGCGCCAATCTGCCGGGTGATGTCGAGCAATTCGCCTTCGAGCTTTCCGCTAGCGCAACCTTCGCGACGCAGCGCGACGATCTGGTCGACCAACACTTTCTGCCGGTGCAATTCCATCGTCACAGCGTCGTTGAGCGCCGGATTGACGTTGAAATGACACGCGCAGTACCACTTGCCACTGACGCCGTAGACGCCGAGCATTGGGCAGCCGTAGGCCGCACAGAAGTCGTTGGTCTGGTCGCTCATACGCGGCCCGACTGGTATTCGGCGACACGGCGCGCCGCGGCCTTCTTCGCGATTTCGAGCAGGCTGCGTTGCAGTTCGTCTTGCGCGGCGCGTGCACTAGCGATCTTCTCGGCGGCGCTCGGGATGCCGCCAACCATTGCGCGCAGGCGAGCGAGACCTTCCTCCGCCTTGCGTGGATCGTCCGTCGACTGAGGCGCGGCCAAAGCCGGAACCGCAACGCGCGCATGTTCGATCGACAGGCGACCAGTGCGTACCGCGTCGCTTGCCGCAGCCTCACGCAGCGCCGGATCGTGGCCCAACGACATCAGCCATTGCGGCTTTGCACCGGCAGCGCGGGACTTTTCGATGAGCCGCTCGTACGCCGCCTTGAACGCCATGCGCGCGCCAACTTCATCGCCCCCGTCGAGCACCGAGGATGCGATCGAGAAAGCCTCTGCGCATTCCTGAGTCCAGACCACCGTATCGCGCTCGTCGCGGCTGCGCAGAGCGATTGCCCATGCTTCGTTCGCATCCGGCCGTCCGTCCGATTCCTTCGGCAGGCGAGTCACGACATCCGCTGGGACCGGCGGGAACTTGCTTTCGCGCATGTGCTGCGAGAGCGCTGCGCGCACCTGCTCGATCGAATACGGCTCAAGGATCGTGAACCAGAGCGAGAGCGACTCAACCGGCGGCAGCGGCTTGAGCAGTGTCGCGTAGCAGAGGTTCAGCGTCTTGACGAATTCGGCTTTGTCGGCGTTTTGCATGGCTCAGTGCTCCATGTCGATGGTCATCGGGTCGTGCGCTGTGGCCGTCGTGTCGGCGAGGAATGCAGCCATGACAGCCTCGTTGTGCGCCAGTACGCCGCTCGCTTGCCCATTGGCGCGCGGGGGTGTCGTGTCGTTGGCGATGAAGCGGTCGATCTGGTCCGCGCTGCGGAAGATCAAATCGACGCCGTTGTACTTTTCGCCGCGGTCGTTCTTGCCCATGTTGTGCGGCGTCAGAGAGCAGCCCCTGATCGCCTTGCACAGTTCAGCGGGCGAGTACCCCATGTCGAGAGCGCGCTTGATCGCCTTGCGTCGCTTGTCGTCAAGCTTCGAGCGCGGTGAGTCCATGCGCTTTTGCCAGTACGCGAAAATCTCGTCGGCGACGTGCGACTTCGGATTCGAAATCGACAATGGGTTTTGTTCCTGCTCTTGTTCCTGTTCCTGCTCCTGTTCCTGCTCTTGGCTTCGATGGGGCTTGGAAGGGGCTTCCGAGGGGCTTGGGTCAAAAGCCTTCATTTCCCTCTTTTTCGTGAGGTTGAAGGCCGTCTGATATTTGTCGAAAAAGCCCGCCAGATAAGGGTTTTCAGGAAGTGCGTTGTATTCGTTCTGGACACCGACAGATCGCTTATCGTTCGCAGAAAGGCTCTCTGCAATCTGGTAACTCGCCATTTCGAACACCCAAACCATTTCGGAACTGGGGTCGTAGGCACAGAATCCACATTCGATACAGCTTCGAAGCCCCTTCGAAGCCCCTTCGAAGCCCAATCCGGTCTCGTGAGCGATCAGCAATTCGGGCTGGTAGTACAGGCCGAGCATGTTCGAGTGCGGTGAAGTCATCAGGTAAAGACCGACTACAACCGCTTCGGCGCCCGCCTTCTTCAACTTCTTGCCGGTATCTCCGATCCAGAATTTCGGGCTTACCTTCGAGTAATCACGCATGACGAAGGTCTCCCAACTTGAACGATGTGCCATCCAAGCGACGGATAGTCACGTGCTCTTCGAAGCATTCACGGCCCGGAATCCGGTATGTGGTCCAGCCCATCTTTTCGAGCGCTGCATCGCGCGCGCGGTCTTTGACGGGATCGTGGTACGCGGCGCCATCGCATTCGAGTGCGATCTTGCGAACGGGATCGGCGAAGTCGACGACATAGCGGCCGACTGGGAATTGCGGCCAGAACGGCAGTCCGTAGGATCGAATGTCACTCCAGATGGCCGCTTCAATCGGCGTGAAGATCATCACCCAGTCAGCGATGACATATGGGTCGTAACGATCACTCCATCCGACGATGCCGCGCTCGACGGCTTCGCCGTAGACACGATAGTTGTGCCGGAGCGCGTCGAAGCAGTCGGTCCAATTGCCTCTAACGGGACGCATGGCGCTCTGAAGCTCCATCTGCTGCATGATGCCGAGCACAAAGTCGGACATAGGGCGAAGTTCTGATTGCTCGATGCGCGCCATG